CACCACACTTCGTACATTCTTCTGTACGACGTTAATCTTACCTATGCCCGTGCCGTAGATGGCTCCGAGCAGGAGAATCTGACTGATGGCATTCTGGACTTTAGCGTCCTCGAAGTCCTCTAGAAGTAGCGCCTGTGCTACGGCTGCGTCGTCCTTCTCCTCATCGGAATAGTCATCCCCTACGTCGAACCACTGCCGACGCCCGAAGATAGCTTCTTCCATCTCTGAGACTGTCATGTCGATAGCCTGCGATAAAGCAGGGGATATCAGCATGGACCGCTCAGAGTTAGTATTCTTGTCTGCCTTAGAAAAGAACCCTCGCCATAGGCGTGTATACTCATGCCAGCGGGATTCGTGATACTGGTCTCTTACGTCTCGACCGTGCTTAACACGGGAGACTACCCATCCAACGAGGCCGCCGTCCATTACGTCGCCACCCTGCTGTGAGTTGTTATCGCCTAGTTGATTAGGTATTGCCATTAGTATCCTGCTACTTCGTCTAGCGGCTGCCAGTCGTCTATGACGTCAGGCCCGTCGAACCACGGGTCCGCTAGCTGGTCAATATAAGACACGGCGTCAATAAGGTCATCGTGTGCGAGCTGGTTGGGAAAGTCTTGAACTTGCTCGAAGAATTTCTTGTTCCATCCGCCCCGGAGTACCTGTATGCGCCCCTTCTCTGCTCGACCCTGCATCGACCATGCGATGCGGTCGGTCTTCTTGTTGTTACCGTGAGTAAGGTCGTCTACGTTGAAGAAAGTATTCAGTCGCGCCATCTCGTCTTGGAGGTATGGCATTACTGCGTTCTTAGCCATGCCCTTCTCGATTCCAATACGAACTGGCCTGTGATCTCTGTAGGCCTTCACGATGCGTAGAGCGGTCTCTCGGGTATCCCACTGTCCGTGGATAATCTCTTCGATACACCACCCGCCTTGATGATTAACGACTATAGCTATCGCGTGGTCGTCTCGCCGCGCTACGCGCTTACCTCCTTCGGAGGATGCAAAGCCCGCGAGGTCGATTGCGATATACTTGTCGCCCGGGTATGGTACGTCGTCGACTAGCGGGAACATGTCCTTAGTCATAATGCCGCCTGACCCAGCCTCAAATGATGCTAGAATCTCTTGGCGATAGGCCTCGGCAGACATTCTGTCTTCCTTAGCCGCGACTTCCTTAGCCGGTAGGAAAGGGTTTTCTTTAGATGAGAAAGACCAAGATTTGTAATCAGTCTCGCTCTCGTCCATTCCCTTCATCCACAGCTCATAGAAGTGGTTCTTGCCGTCGGGTGTGCCGATAAAGAGCGCTCCGCCCTCCGAGCGCATGAGCATGGGTTCTACGATATACTCCCACACATCAGGCCTCATAAAGGCATATTCGTCCATCACGACGTAACTTAGGCCCATTCCGCGAATATTGTCGGGACGGTCCGTGCCTTTAATCTTAATGCGACGCCCGTTAACAAGTTGTAGCTCGCCCGTGTTCTCCCACTTTTTAGCGATGATATCATCACCGAGTGTGAGTAGCATGGGCCAGATATTCTCTTTAGTCGTCTGGAAAATAGGGCCGATGTAGTACACTTCCTCTAATTCGAGGTCTACGTACTCGCCATCGCTCCTATACTTGTCGTTACGACTAGCTTCCACCAGTAAGGTAACGGCTGCCAGAAACGACTTGCCGAAGCGGCGACCTGCTGCTACTACCTTAAAACGTGCAGGATCATAGAATATATCCTCCTGCCGTGGGTGGAGTGAGATGTTCACTTAGTTACTGTGTTCGTTCGTGCCCTTCTGTGTCTCTTGGCGAACGTCGTTATCGCGACGCTTGCCTCCGTCGAGGGCATCATCAAGCGCGTCCTCAAGACGCTTGCGACGTCCCAATAGCTCGCGCTTAGCATTGTCTGCTAAGCCGTCGCCTAATGGGACTTTCTTCGGGTCAGGCATGCCTTACTGACCTTGTTTGCCGCGCTTGTCAGACTGGGAAGTACCAGTAGTGCCGTTACCAGCGTTACCAACAGCAGCGCCACTAATACGCGGATTAGGCGTAGGGCCGCTCGTTGACTTAAACTTAGTACCGATGCCGCTCTGCGCTGCGCTTTGCTTCTCTTTGCTGCCACCTGTGGACATAGTTTAATCCTCTTCAGATTGTACGATTTCGGTTACTTCAGTTATTTCTGGCTTTTCGGAGGCGTTGATGACAATCTCCACCTTCTCCTTGCCAGCGCTTTGGTCTGAGCTGGGTGCCTTAGTAACCATCGACTCCCAGACCAGCTTACGACAACGGAAGTCGCCCTCTAGGGCGTCTTCTATGACGGTCTGACAGACCTCCACCATCTTGTCGTAGTTTCCCTCCCGCACGGCCTGCTCGGCCATAAGCTTAACGAGGGTAATTTTATTACGGCTGCCCTTCGGGCGTCCTGCGGGGTTCCCGCTCTGGCCCTTTACAAACTTGCCGTCCTCTCTCTTTTCTACTTCTTTATTAGACATTATTACCAAGCATCTCTGCCGTTTGCGGATAGATAAGCTGCTTGATTTTCTGTAAGTTCAACTGTTCGCCATTGCAGGTTCTGGATGGCGAAGTAGCCCGTACCGTTCTCAAAGGCGAGGCCAGCGCCCTGAGCCGCCGCGCCGACCACAAGGCCCAGATTTGATCCACCACCAGGGGCCGTCCAATCCGGTGACGGATTGGGTGCGTTAGTACCGTTGCCCCATGACAGGAATCCGTCATCCTCCCCAACCTTCGATCCGTTAACGAACATTCTCAGGTAGCCTGCGCCGTTTCCATCGCCCGTATCGGCATACGTGAGCACCACGTTGTATGTTCGGCCTTCAAGCAGGATGTAGTCTTCGCCGGTATCTGCGGTGACTCCTACGCCCTCAGAGGGATGCCCTGCGGGTTGGTTGTGGGCTTTGGATGCCAGACCGCCATATGATCCCGCAACACCGTCCTGATCTTGGTCGGATATGTAATACAGGTATTGAGAGCGCACCGTGTCCAGATAGTCACTCCCGCCTTCGTCCTCCGCAGCACCGCCGATAATGCCCGCACGGAAATTGTCCTCAACGGAGAACCCTTCGATGTATCCGCCCCACCATCGGGAATCGACTTTGGGTGTGATTTCAAAGTAGATCGTGCCAATCGTCTGAATATCATCGCCAGCAGTCGCCGTGTCCGTACCCGTTACAGAGAACTGAGTCCCACTGCCCCCCGACCACGGCCATTTGTAGCGATCCGCAGCGCGAGTTGTTGGCACAGTACCTCCGATGCCAATCATCTGGCCCGCATACGCGCCCCAGTCGCCGGACGTGCCGTCGCCCGAGATTTCAGCTTGAAAATGATAGCAGTTCAGTTCATCACCGTCCAGAGTTGAAGTCAGCGTGTTGTCGTTCGCGTCTTTCCAGTAGAAACTAATCGTCGCGTCTGTGGTGGTGTTGGTGTCAGCGATGTCGAACACCGCTGCATAGCGAACGTAATCGTTGTAGTAAGTGATATCCTCGAAATAGGCGCGATACACAGACACATCGCCCGCTGTGACACTCGGAACGACTTCGGCCACTTTGTTCTCCAAGTCGAAGAACACGCGCCCGTAGTTAGAGCCGTCAATGTCCAGCACCACGCCAACCGTCGAAATATCCGACCCTGTGCGCGGTACGTGGCAACCTGATACGACAATCCGCATAGAATTGCCGCTGGTCAAAATTCCAGTCAGTGACTGATAAGACCGACACGGTTGATCCGTGATCGTGCTGGCTGTGATCTTTTTCGACGTATCAGCAGGGCGCGGCCCTGCGTCACCATTGCCCGCCGTGCAGTTCTGGTGAGTCCACGCCGCGTTATCGGCCTGTAATGACCTTGCCAGCCACAGTTCTCGACTGGGCGCTATAATTAGGCCGTTAGGCTCCCATCCGACCGCGTTGGCCGCGCTGAACGCCAGTCCCGATTTCAGACGGTTATCGGTAAAGTCCCGATCCAAATAGTAATAACCGAGGTTATCGACACGGCTGTTAGCGCCGTCAGCACCGATTCCGTTATTCGCCGCATCATCTTCGGGATTGGATAGCTCATTCCACACGGGAGCGGACGGCTCTGGAGGAGCACTTAACGAGGGAAACAGATTTACGCCAATACCAATAAACATTGCTTGTTTTATTAGCGAATTACTGTTATGTCAGCAGCAGTAGTGCCTGTAGCGTAAATTCTTGTGACTGCTAGGGCAAATATAACCCCTGCAGCTACGTAAACAGGGACGTTCGTGTCGCCGTCTGCCGTATCCACGTAAACTGTTCCCGCTGTCGCCACGTTAAAGCCCCTAACATCACGTAAAAAGCCGGTGTCAGAGGGCGTAATGCGCTCTGCGCCGTAGCCTGTATGCGATTGATTCTGGTTATTTGCCATAATTGTACCTGTGTGAGAGGAGGGGGACGTCTGCAGCCAGCGCCGAACGCCGCGATTGAGACTACAGACAGAATCCCGTGTATATACATTGAAAACAGTACTTACGTAAAGCAGGCTGTCAAGAGCCTGCATACTTGATTACAAGTATATACTATATTATACGATTTTAAACTCAAAACGCTGTGCTGTTTTGCAAGTTTTTTATAGATTATTTAGTTATATGCTGTAAATATCCTGTAATTTCCAGCCTAGAGGCCCGTCAGGGCCGACGGTTTTCTGCCAAAAACCGACATTTCTACCGAAATTCGCCCCTTTGGGCCTTCTCGTGGCCTAATTTGTACTGATTAACTCCCCCCGTGATATCCCTTCCGGGCATCTACCCCGGTAAAATCGCTTCTGCTGTGAGAAAGCGGGAGCCGATTGCTTTCCACCCACGCCACAGGGGGTCACCCCCCGGTTACAACCAGAAATTCTTAGGACGATTTAGCATAAGCGCCGGAATTGGCACGAAATTTGCATGGGCGCGAATGGTTGCGCGGGAGCCACATCTGTATCATTCTCGCAACACATCGGGAGCCTGTTCACGTGGTGGGCAGTGCTGCGCTTAGTATGTACTAAGTCGGCGACTTGGCACGGTTATTGCATACCCCCCTAGTGGGGGGGATATAACGTGCGGTTATAAGCACCGCTAGGTGGACGGGCTGAGTGCTATGTCACCATGCGGTTACATCTGGCCGGTGATGCGTGACCACTACGCGGATGACGAGTCAATCAGGAGCCGAAAACGCTTGCAATTCGTCAGACGCACTCAGAGCCGCTGTAGCGGACGTTCACCCCGTTTTGATGGGGGGTCAGTAGGTTGCTATTCGTTCGGCGCGTTCGTGCGTTAGACGGGAAATGGTGGCTTTTCCTGAGCATATTCAGTCACTTACGAAGGCGGGAAACCGCGCAATCGCGGGCAAACGCCACTAAGTTATTGATTTATAACGCTTTTTTGGACTCTTATTATACGCGTGAGGGATGATATATCGGGCCGATATAGGTTAGTACGTACTAAGTCACGGATGTGCGCTCAGGCGCTTGCAATCTCTGGACAAGTCACTAGAATGGGTGCTGCTGTTGATGTTGTTGATTCACTAGCCTATTAGCTGCGGTGATAGCCACGCGCTAATAAGAACATGGTTATCTGACAGGCTGCGAATAGTGCGGTGTGCGCGCCCCGCGTGTGTAAAACGGGGCTAACTACTCAAGGCGCTTAGTACGTACTAAGGACACGCTGAGACGAAGAACCTATCTAACCTTCATTCACTTATAGATTCGGGAGAATCGACTCATGAAAACTGAAACCGTTGTTAAGAAACTCATTGCCATTGCCGCCAGTCTCAAGACGACCGGCAACGCGGTCAAAGCAGCAAAAGCCAAGAACGCCGGAGCCTACGTGCAGGGCGTGCAACTGGCGATTGATTGCGGTGACCATGCGGTCATGGATAAGGCATTTGATGAGCTATTCGCGGCGATCCGCGTAGACGGAAAACTCGCAGTTAAATGCGGTGCGCCGAAGCTCAAGAAGGAAAAGAAGGACGGCCAGAAATATGGCATCCCTTCTAGCCTTTCCACCGTTCGCACCGCGTTAAATCGGGCGAATAAGTACGCGGTCCCGTTGACGGATGACGAAGGCGCTCCGCGCCCTTTCAACCAGATACGCCGCGATGCGAAGGAAGCAGCAGACGCAGCTGCCGCCAATGAATTGACCGGCGATAAGCTTGTCAAACACATGGCCGCTGAGGCGCTGACGCAAATCCGTGACGCTGTGGGAGATATGGAAGGCGACACATTAAACGCTGTGGCTCAGGCCATTTTTGATGTGCGCGACGCCATTAAACCCGCGACTGACACTGACAGCGAAGGCGACACACTCGCTGAGGCTGCGTAACGCGACGCAATGGAAAGGGTAACGGCTCGCAGCCGCAAGGCTGCGGGTCGTTGCTTAGTACGTACTAACCGCAACAAAGGGTAAGACAATGAGCAATTTAGAAAATGAATGGATGACCGTTTACCGCGTGACCGTGACGGACTCTAAAAAGGTTGAAGCGCACCAGCAGATATCCGATGTGGGCTTTACTAGCCCGCGCAATGCTGCGGATGCGGTGAAACTAGTCCGGCCGATGTGCACTAAATCAATCACGTGGCAGGTGTGGACATACAAGATCGACACATTCGGCAGACAGCGCACAACGCGCACCCTGCTGGCAGACGGGAATCATCACAGGTGGACGTCATCACCCTATGCGCCGGAATGGCTCAGCCTGTAGGATTTAGCCTCGCAGCCTCGCGGCTGCGGGGTTTTTTTTTGCCCGAGATTTATCGCTCAGGCGCTTGACATTGGCCCCGAAATGTGGTGTAATATGTGGGTGCTGGTAGAACTGCGCCTCCAGCCTTTCGCTTAGTACGTACTAAGCACAGGCAGGCAGGCTCACAGGCACAGGCAGGAACAGGCAGGCAGGCAGGCACGTAGCCGCAGCGCCCGCCCGTTCTTTTCGGACGCACGAAGCAGCACCACTTAGTACGTACTAAGCAGGCTGCGCAACGGAGCAGACCAATGGCAGTACGCAACGCAGGCAGGCAGGTCTGGAGTATCGACAACGTCGTCTTTCTCGACGTGTGGGATACGCTAGACCACGCCGTAGATGTGGGCAGCCAGACAGATGAGCAGGTTCCGATTGAGAACTGGGTCATAGGTCAGGCAGGCGGGCTTGTCTCCCTCGACGACGGGGGTGAGGCCGCATGACAACAGGCAGACGATTCGTGACCCGTTCGGGTCGCGCAATCGGGGAAGGTAGCACGACGCGGGCAAGTCTCAGCGTCAGGCGAACGCACCGCAGGCAGGAACGACCTTTGCCTACGCATATGCAATGCCACCCAATGGCATTGACGCGAACGCCACTTCACCCCGATTGCAGCACATCGCTGCACCATTACGGCATGGGCATACGCATGGCGCGTGAGTTCACACCGCAGCAATGGGGCAGCGGCAAGGGGCTGCGCCGGAAACTTAGTACGTACCGAGTGGAAGGCGCAGATGGCAGGGTGTACGGGTACACCGATGATGTCGTGTACGCTAAGGCGTTTGAGTATGGCATCAACAAGGCGCAAGGAGTGGGGGCGAGAGTGTTTCCCTCATAATTTTATGGCTAAAGAACGAGATGAAACAGTTACGTGGTGGCGTGACGTAGACTGCCCCCATTGTGGGGCTAAAGCAGGAGATTTGTGCTGGCGTAAAAGCACAGGCTATACGCAGGCACTTCCGCATCGGGCACGTAAACAGGTAGCGGCAGGAGACTATCCCAACGTGCCAATATATCTAACAGCCAATGAGCTGGAAGATATGCGGGTATTGTTGCGGTATGAGCATCATCGGCGGGGGGCGATAAGTCGCGTGTTCCGTGAAGTGACACAGGCTATAAAGGACTTGCGTAATGCGGAAAGTTAGTCTGTTAGTGGTGGGGGCAGCAGCTTGGTACGTACTAAGCCCGCCACCTGCTACGCCGGTCGTGCCCGAGGTACAGGCAGGCTGGTGCGAGTGCGTGTCTATCATGTGTCAGGTGTGTCCTGCACCTGAGGACTACGTGGAACGTGGTTGGTGCGAAAGAGTGCATGGCTACGGTGGTATGTATCAATGGAACGGAGAAAAGTGGGCACTGTGAATATATTTTACTTAGACAATGACCCTGTTACGTGTGCCAAGCTGCATTGTGATAAGCACGTAGTCAAGATGATTCTTGAATACGCACAACTGATGAGCACCGCGCACGATGAGGCAGGCACATGGGCAGCGCCTATGTACAAGCCCACGCACAGGAATCATCCGTGTGCTAAATGGGTGCGCGAGAGCGAGAACAATTACACTTGGTTATACTGTCTGTTTATAGCCTTGTGTGACGAGTACACGTACAGGTACGAGCGTACTCACAAAACAGACGAAAAGCTGCGGGATTTGCTGCGCTCCCCGCCGTCTAGTAGTGGGGGGGACTTCACTCAGCCTCCGCAAGCTATGCCCGATGAGTGTCGGAGAGAGTGCAGCATTGAAGCATACAGGGCGTACTATCGTGAGCATAAGACTGACATGGCTACGTATAAGAGCCGCCCTGTCCCATCGTTTATGGAGACAGATGATGAGCGTTCGTGAGCACATTACAGGGCGCACTAAAGTGCGTAAGGGTACGGGTGACAAGGTGCGTCACACGTTGGTACATGACGATAAGCGTAAAGGAAAACGCCCGCAGCACAAGCCGCTTATCCGTGACCTGTTGGATGAGTGGGCGGAGGGGCTTGACGGAGACGACATATTCAAGTAGTATCTGCACAGGCTAGTCATTGGTAGTCGGGACTGGCCTGTGTTCAACTTATTGCGACTACTTAGTACGTACTAACCAGCGAGGAATTGCTATGTTAGATAAAATAGTTCCGTTACTTGCGTACACCTACACTCCAGACTGCGACATTACTAGCAGCAGCAGGAGCCAATGGTGGTACGATGTAGTGCGGCATTGGGGCGTGTTCAAGTTCGACAGCAGCGGGGACGGCAACTTCTCCACTATCGAGGCTTGTATCATCGGTCAGTGGAGTCGCGACTTCTGTGGGGGAATGTATTTCTCTAGCCCGCAGGTGTACACGCATAGACGTGCAGGGTTCGGTAACTTCGCTATCAGCACGGCGTATCCAGATGTTGACTGCTCATGGGACTGGTTCGATGCGCATGGGGCTGAGATTATTCCCAGCATCAACGCCATCACGGGGCAGGCCCGCGTGTCTGGCGATGAGGCTCGTAACTACATGATGCACTGCTTGGCTCTGTCCATGCTTGGCACAATGTACAGCCATGATAAACGCTGCCTCATGGCCTCGGACGTGACTGATGGCAGGATGCACAGGGTGTTCAATATTGCTATGAATATGGCGGGGTCAGATTACGTGATTCCGCGCACACCTGTGGCTGACGGGATTCATCACACGGACTTTGAGGACGACAGACTGGCTCATGGCGGTATCCATAACGTAAGCAGGCACTGTGTACATATGTACGATCCTCAAACCTATGTCACCGAGGACTTTCGCAATTACAATAGCGGAAATGATTGCGTGGGCATGATGGGCGTACTAGATTGGGACAGGCACAATGTGTGTGATATGTGCGATTATACACTCGACGACGACGGCGAGTGCGCACATTGTGGGCACGAGCAGGACGTTCCTAAGTATCGCTGGAACGAGGCAGTAGTTAATGCCTACAAAAACCCTGAGTACGTGCTTCGTGCTCGGACTTCAACGTGGTCTAACGGATAGCGAGGAGGTTATCATGGCGACTACCATTGGGGCTGACCCCGAATTCTTTATTCGGGACAGCAGGACGGGGCAAGTTGTCCCTATAATCGGACTGCTCGGGGGCACAAAGGCCCGTCCCCTTGAGTTGGATATCGGGACGGACTACGCTTGTCAGGAAGACAATGTGATGGCGGAGTTTAACATCCCCGCAACGACCAACTATGGGAGGTTTGCGCGGTCGATTGGCTACGCTATGGACAGCGTCATGGACTTAGTACGTACTAAGTTTCCCGAGGCTGAGCTGGACTTCGGATGCAGCCGTGTGTTCACACACGATATGCTGCAGTCGAGACAGGCAAGACAGTTTGGCTGCTCACCTGATCTGAACGCGCACAAACAGGGAGCGTTTGCTGAGTCGGTCAAGCCTATTCAGTTGGAGACTGTGATAGGTCAGTGGCGCTTTGCAGGCGGGCACGTCCACATAGGGTACGATGATACTGATGTTCCTCCGTTCGCTGTCGCGGCGTTTGCTGACCTATGCCTCGGGCTGCCTTCTGTGGCACTCGACAAGCAGGGTGAGCGGCGGCAATATTACGGGACTGCGGGCAGGTACAGGGAGAAGCCCTATGGTATTGAATACCGTGTGCTTTCAAACTTCTGGATATTTGACAGAGGCTTAACTGAGCAGGTTGGCTATCGTGCTATGAGGGTAGGACACCTGTTGAGTGAGTACGATGCGGCCACACTGACACAATGGTACAACGAAATTCCGTGGCGTGACGTTGAGCGCGCTATCAATACGGAAGACGAGCGTTTGGCAAGCAGCCTGCTGACGTTCGTGCAACAGGACTTAGGCTGCCCAGTAGGATAGGAGATATACCTTATGGCAAAGAGCAATAATGCACGGGTGTTCGTATACGGCACGTTGAAGGCCGGTCACCCGAACCATAGCGCGCTGGAGAATAGCGAGTTGTTGGGCGCGTGTTACCTTGATGGACGGTACACGATGCTTGACCTCGGCTGGTATCCGGCGGTAGTTGATAGTGGCACTGACGAGACTAGCCGCATCTACGGCGAGGTGTATTCCGTAGACGAGGACACCCTCTATACACTCGACTGCATTGAGGGTCACCCCGACTACTACACACGTAGGAAAGTAGACACTCCGTGGAAAGGTGCATGGATGTACTTCCTTCCCGCCTCGTACCGTGACAAGCAATTGGGGGTGGTTCAGTCAGGTGTTTGGAGGCCGTCTGCTGTTGAGCAGGCATGGGTTGAGAAGATGGAGCAAACTCGTGGCAGCAATAGTGAGTAGCAACGGCGAGACTACAATCCAGTTTGAGTTCGTCTATAAGGCGGAGATGGTGCACGAGACTGGTATTGTAACGAACGTACATCAAAGTTTGTTTGCTGACAATCCAGTTAAAGCCTACCAAAAGATGGAGGACATGGCGGAACAATGGAAAGCCGTCATTAAATGCTGGGAAGTTAAGCGTCTTTGCAGCAAGACAGGTGAGTTGCATAATGTGTTTGCACGTGCTGTACCACGCCGTTACACTGAAGAAGCAGGCACGTGGTCAGGCGCGCCGAAGTCTTTAGGCGAGGCTCTGCGTGAGGCACAGGACAATGCAGCCCAGCGTACTGCTGACGAAGTAGATGAGTGGCTCGGCCACTGGTACAATCAGTCAGGGTTCATGGTCTACGATAAGCCTAGTAAGCCGGTTGCCCTAAAGGCTCTGAAGGAGGTAGACAATGCCAAGACTGACATATGACATGGATAGTGACGACGTTCGTCAATGGCTGGACGGTGGGTATTACTTAGTACGTACTAAGCAAGGCGAAGAAGTCGCACGATTCATCGGTATCAACGAGGAAGGTGCTACGGCAAGCCAGCTACTAGAGACCGGACTTGTGGAGGCCGTGCCTTACGAGGACTGCATTGGGTACTGGCCGGAGTGCGGGTCGCTGAACATTGGCAGCCGTTTCGCCGTGTATCTTGAACGCAGGCAGCGCAGGCAATGGCGGCGCACGTTTAACCATCGTTGTCTCACATTACGTGTGCCTCGCAAGTGGGATGCCCTACGCATTGACGCTGACTTTATCAATAGGCTAACGTCTGACTGTATTGATGTTGTGCGCGAGGCATTTAATCCTACTTATATGACGTTTCGCGAGGCGGCACGCCAGATACAGTCGGGACTTGCCTTTAGTCGTGCAATTAACCCGCACATCATACTGGTAGGGGATGAGCGCGTCCTGCTAGTGTATTACCGAGGAGAATTAGCCGCTCGAATTGAGTCCGACAGATTGGTCGGCATTGGGACGAGCGACAAGACACTCGCTCGTATTCGTAAAATGCTTGGAGGTATTCCATTATGAATCCTATAGGGCATTTCGTTGACTCATCCTATCCTATATATGATGGAACAGGTGAGCGACTGCTCGGCATTGAGATTGAAGTAGAACAGTGCCAAAATCGTGAGTGGGTTGACAGCGTACCTAACTATCTATGGAGTTATACAGGCGACGGGTCATTGCGTAATTATGGGTGCGAGTTCGTATCTATACCACTGCCCGACGAGCGGCTTGGAGTGGCGTTAGCTTATTTCTATGAAGCGTTTAGACGCCATGATTACGATGCCAATGAACGCACAGGTATCCATGTTCACGTCGATGTTCGTGACCTGACTATGGAGTATGTCGGCGGCATCATCGCTACCTATGCGGTAGTGGAGCCTCTGCTCATGCAGTATGTAGGTGCGAACAGAGAGGAAAATATCTATTGCGTTCCTTTCTACCGTGCCGATACAGATATACCTAATATAAGGCAGGCTATCACCGAGGGCACTCCTAGGTGGACTTACGAGACGTGCAAGTATAGCGCCTTATACCTTGAGCCTCTCAATCGCTTCGGCACTATTGAGTTTAGGCAGGCGCCCACCTATACGCAACGGGCTGATCTTGATTACTGGATAACTATTATCCGTAAGTTAGTGCAGTTTGGTGCACAACGAACAGTCAATGAGGTCATTGAGCTGACTACGCGTACGACAGGCGAGGAGTTTTGTCGGGCTGTGTTTGGAGAGGAGTATGACAGGCTGGCTACTTTCTCAGCCGTACCTGTGGATATGTTGCTGGACAACTGTGACTCATGGGCTGTTGTCGAGAGGCTTGCGGCCCACACCACTCAAGTAGTTTCGGCTGACTGGCAGCTTACATCTTTGGATGTGGGCGGGGAGCCGCTTAGTACGTACTATGCAAACTCGACTAGTGAGGAGAGCAGGGGATTATATAATGAACCTGATCCGTTCGAGCTGCAGTACGAAGTAGAAATGGATGACTATTATGAAGACGAGGAGTATGAATAATGTGTGGAATTGTAGGTGTTATAAGCAACGAGCGTACACTACACCGTGTAGCTCGTGCTAAGTACATGACACAGGCGCTAACTGTCGATATGTTACGAGGCGAGGACAGTACGGGCATCTTCTATGTGCCCCACGAATATGCTGACAGTAGCGACAGGACGGCAGGCTGGCTCAAGTCTTTGGACGCAGGTCCGAAGTTCGTTGAGAGCGCGGACTACCAGAAGGTAGTGCGGGATATTGAAAAGTATAAGTACATGGTAGGCCATAACCGCTTTGCTACTATGGGTGCTGTTGACGTGGACAACGCGCATCCCTTCCAAGTTGGCCCGATTACGCTGGTGCATAACGGCACGCTTGATACTACGCGCACCCTACCTACTCCCATGTACAAGCTGCAGGACGTGACAGTAGACAGCCACGCCATCTGCCACAACTTGGCAGAGCACGGCGTAGCCGAGGTAATCGCGCAGTTGGATGGGGCGTTTGCTCTAGTGTGGCACGACGCACGGGACGATAGTCTCAACATCGTGCGTAACACCAAGCGGCCTCTGCACTTTGCTAAGGTCAAGAGCCAGCAGACTATAGTGTTCGGTAGTGAGGCTGGGATGGTCAACTGGTTATGCGAACGCAATAACTTACAGACCGAGGACATTGTGTACCCCACAGCAGGTACATACATGAAGTTCATGCCTAACGACCTTATGAATCCAGAGATTACGGAGCTGGAGCTGATGGTCGAATCATACTACGAACGTGCGTGGGGAAACTACTCAGGCAGTAGTGACTACTACGTAACAAGTAAGCCTTATAGTCGGGGAGAAAGCCCTGACCCAAAGCCCCTGACGGAAGATGGCAGCCAGCGGGAGTTCCGCGTAATGCTAGGTGGCAGGCTGCGGCCCGTGCCTCTGCCAAGTCAGGCGATGCTGCTGGAATTCGAGCTGAGTCCGGACGACGACGAGAGATTCACTCCGGTGAGCTGGTCGGAGACAAAGGACGGGAACGGGGTAGTCTCGGGTTTCTTCGTTCGCTCAGGCATGTCTGCGGCGGTCTATAATACACCCCGTGACCTGTACGCTGAGTATGAGAACGTCCCGTGGACAGTACGACCCATCGCCGTCAAGAGGCACGACACCAATGAGGCTGTAGCTATATGCCGAGTACGTAAGTACAAATGGGACGGCCAAGCAGTCGGAGTAGCTGACGCTATTACTGATGCGTTTGAGGATGATATTCCATTCGAGCCTGACATGGACGAGCAGATATCTGATATGGTTCTCGGGCCATATGGGACTCTTGTAACGGTAGAGCAGGCGGAGACTCTAGTATCCGGCGGCTGTACGATGTGCACTAAGCCCATCCACACGGACGACCTTAACGACGTCGAGTGGGTGAACAACGGTAGAGACCCAGTATGCGGGCAATGTGTTGCTGACTGGGACTTAGAATATGGGAGTGGAAGATAATGCGACCAAGACTATTGCCATACAAAAGGGGTAGCCGCAGCGCACGGGCGTTGAGCACGGCTGCTCGTGTCAGACGACTTAACTTAGTACGTACTAAGCCATTTAACCTGTGGGGTAACGAAGTCGTCATCAACTGGGGAGCAGGAACTAAGCAGTTCGCCGAAGTGTTTGGCGGCAAAGAGCCTAACTGGATCATCAATCATCCCGAGGCAGTCGAACGTGCCTCCGATAAGCTGGCGTCGCTGAAAGCCTTTGCTGATTCGGGCGTCAACCACCCTCTGTTCACAACTAGTAGGGACGAGGCGCAAGAGTGGGTGGACGCAGGCCGTACCTGCGTTGTACGCCACCTGACACGGGGCAACAGCGGGCGAGGTATAGAACTTATTGACAGCGGCAGAGTGTCTAGTGCGCCTCTTTACACACGGTATGTGCCTAAGTTTGACGAGTACCGAGTCCACATATGGATGGGAGAAGTCCTTGATACTCAACAGAAACGTCGGAGGATTACAGATAATGATACAGGATATGATAACAGAATTAGAAATTCGGCGTCGGGTTGGGTGTTCTGCCGAGAGCGGCTTAACATCCCAGATGCCGTACTCGCTGTGTCGAAAGCAGCCGTTCAGGCACTTGGACTTGACTTCGGAGCCGTCGATGTCGGCTTCACAAGAAACACTGAGAGAGCTACGGTATACGAGGTCAATACAGCGCCCGGACTTGAGGGAACAACCCTCGACAGATATGCCCGAGAACTCCGGAACATTTACCGCACATAGCACGTTCAACGACTTAGTGCAACAGGCACGGGAGAGACGTAATGGATAAACCAGAGATAGGACGCATGGTCAGGGTCAGTGTAGACTGGCACTCGTCCGATATTGTATATACAGGCGCGGTGCATGAGCTGCTTGCAACGCAGTTCGTGCTGTCCCCCTGCTACGTTGAGGGCGTCGGCCATGCTGGCGACAGTACGCCTATGGTATTCTTTTACAAAGATGATTGGAGTTACGTATGAATAAGATAATGAGGCGGCTTAGGCGACAGGGCGAGGTAGATGAGACTATGTGGCTGAGCACAGGTGAGGAGAGTTACGATAAGAATTCCGCTATGATGCTACAGCTTGCGAGTGTGTTTGAAAGACTAGCAGTCATTGACGGGCAGCTATTCCACGACCAGACCGCTGAATGGGAGCAGCTAAAGGCGTATGTATCTGAGAAGGGCGACTCGGTTGAGAACGTCTTTGTGGAGTCCGGTAATATAATTGTGCAGTTCCCCGACAGAGATATAATACTATACCTTGAGCGCGGAGAGAGCGGCTGGGTATCGGAGGAGGAGTAACCATGACATTTGATGAGGTATACAATAAATACGACAAGCCTCTGCGTACATTGGCAGCATCGTTCTGCCGCAGCGCCCCTGATGATGTGGACGATATCATGCAGGAGATATGGGTGAAGGTAGCCAGATATCTGCCCACCTACGACCCTGCTAAGGCACGGCCACGCACGTGGATTATGAACATCGGACTGAGTGTCGGGCGTGATTACGTTCGCAACCGTTCGCGACAGTTCCACGAAAATAACGTAAGTTTGCAGACGTTCGTGGACATTGAGACGGGCGAGGTAGCACTGGAGAATGCAGAGGATAACGCAGACCCCGAGGCTATCATGCTTGCAGAAGAAGCAGGGGTAGAGTTATACGACGCACTAGATGGGCTGCCTGAGCGGGAAAGAGAAGTGTTCCTGTTGCGGGAGTTCGAGGGGCTTAGCCACGGTGACATTGCAGATACGTTGGGTATATCACGCCGTACTGCGAGGTCATACCTGACCCGCGCCAAGCAGAACCTGCGTACTGCCACACAGCGTTTCGACTTGTAATTCGTAGCGTTGCTTTAGCACAGCGTTTTGCAATTTCAATCGTATAATAGCTATGCTAGTCGAGCGTTTGCGAGACTTGCTGAGCACTAGCTAACCAGCGGTGCGAAGCGAGTAGAGCGTTAAGCGAACGAGTAGCCGAGCGAGTGAGACTAGCTATGACGGAAATATATTCAGAGATAAAGCTGATAGGTACGGAGCTAGACGATGGTGAGTCTATCCGTACTACCTGCCCACAGTGCAGAGGTGGCAATAGCGGCGAAGTTAGTTTGTCTGTGACCCGTGAAGGGAGCGCGCTGCTGTACAATTGCTTTAGGGCAGCGTGTGGTCTGCAAGGTGCTGTAGGAGGAAAACGCTTAGTACGTACTAAGTCAGCCCGCAAACAGGGAGTTCAGCCTTTTACCGGAGAGCTGTACCCATTAGACGATGAGTGGGCAGCGTTCCTGTACGAGCGTCAGTACTTTGACCAAGAACATATAGAGATTAGTGGAGTGAAGGTCACTAGCGATGGGCGGTGCGCGTATCCAATCTTTGACCCTATGGGTCTGCGCAGAGGGTACGTGCTCCGTGCTTACGACGACCGGACACCCAAAGCGTTGACACGGCCAGATAAAGCAGAGCCTCATAGCTCTTGGTACTTGAACTGGTCGAGCAGTAATAACAACACTGTGCTGGTAGTTGAAGACATACCTAGCGCAGTACGTGCTGCCAAGTATCGAGACAGCCTAGCCTTATTAGGGACAGGTATAACCGCAGAAGGGCTGGACGAGCTGGCAGCGCACAGACGTAACGTAGTGTGGGCTTTAGACGCAGATGCAACTGAACAAGCTATAAGTCTACACAGGAAGTACGGGGTGTACTTTGATAGCAGCAGAGTGATGCAGTTACCAAAGGACTTAAAAGATATGACAGAGATAGAATTAGTGGAGCAAATAACATGATATATAATTTAAGCAGGCGTAGACTCAGCTCCCTTCCAACCTTTACATGGGAAAGTAAATGAGCGAGAGAAACCTAGTCGCTGCCTGTATGCGGGACAGGTCAGCGTTCGAGCAGGTATACCCGCATCTAACGGAGGGAGATATCAGTGAGCAGAGCAACATTATCGTCGAGCATATTCGGCAGTACTACGACCGCGACTCGGAGGCGCTTTCGTGTGATAGTGAGATACTGGCACGCGACGTCCAGAGAAGCATGGCGAACCCTAAACACAAAGAAACCTTTGCTACTCTCGTTACCCAAATATCAGAGGTTGAGGTCTCGCCTGCGAATGTCGTACACGATTTTGTCGGGGTCAAGCGTGAAGCCGTGGGCGCACAGCTTGCGTCCGCACTTCTGGCTGGAAGGGACTCGCCCGAAGTACTCACGCTCGTATCGGAATACGAGAAATGGGCAAATGCCGACTCCATTGCGGACGAGGAAACCGAGATACTTAGTGGGGTTAGCGCCGTAGACTTAGTACGTACTAACTATACCGAGGAGAATCTCATAAAGGTATACCCTAAAGCCTTGAACGATAGGCTGGACGGCGGCTGCCTACGTGGGCATCACATCGTCATCTTTGCCCGTCCTGAGATGGGCAAGACTCTAATGCTGGTGAATATGATATTCGGATTCCTTCGGCAGGGCTTACGTGTGTTGTACGTGGGTAACGAAGATCCTCTGGCTGACATTATCATGCGAGTCTTCTCGCGCTTGTCAGGCAAGACTAAGTACGACGTGATAGAAGACCCAGAGGGTGCCGACACTTTGGCACGAGAACGGGGCTACAATAATATAGTCTTCGCTGGTTTAACCCCGGGCACGCCACGAGAGATAGAGAAGCTCATCGTAGATAATGAGCCTGACGTGGTGCTTATTGACCAGTTACGCAACCTTAACGTGGGAGAGGAGCAGTTTGTTCAGAAACTTGAGAAGGCGGCTACGGCGGCACGTAACCTCGGCAAGCGCCACAATGTACTTATGGTCAGTGTCACTCAGGCGGGCGACAGCGCAACTGGTAAGGCTGTACTTGAGATGGGGGACGTTGACTCCAGCAATACAGGCATACCTGCACAAGCTGACGTTATGGTTGGACTCAGTGCTGCTGTGGACGACGAGGCTAATAACCGCAGGGTAATATCCCTGCCTAAGAACAAGCGGTCAGGTCGGCATGACTATTTCACAGTAGGAATCGACCCAACGCTTAGCAAAGTGAGGAGTATCGAATGACAGGAGCAATCGTAGCAGGTGTGATGTTTGTGTGCGCTGCTATTCCAGAGGGTATGGAAGCGGCACAGGTTGAGCAGATAGCAGGCGTGTATTTCTACAGCGTGCCAGTGGAGAACCTAGCGGAAGAGCCTTCGTGGTTTAATCTTATCGCTCGTGCCGAGGGATGTGTCGAGGTGCCTGACCAGTTTGCTCAAGACCACTGTTTCCGAGGCACGTATGTCGACAAAGAGTGGGAGGAGTCGGAGTTTTCCGGCATCGCCTGCGCAGAAGGAGTATGTCACAATGATTAAGAACATTATCATTATAATGCTCATCATGCTACTGGTGATGGGCTGTGCGTCCGTCCCCTACGTAGAGGTAGGGGCGGGCAAGAACACATCGTTCCACAACAGCATGGAGTGGGAGGATGCAGACGACATTGCACTTACCGGAGAGCTGGGGCTGGAGTGGGAGCACAGTGACTTAGTACGTACTAAGTGTAGGTACTTACACGTGTCTCAGTGGTTCGCAGGCCCTCCGTTTAACAACGAGCAGGAGAGTAGCCTCGACCATTTCGGCTGCTCCGCACAGTACAAGTGGGCACAGTAATGCACACAGAACTACCGTGGTTCTTGGAGAATCCACGTCCCGAGATATTTGATGACCCGAGTACCAAGTACGTAGTAGTTGACTTCGAGACTACCGTGCTTCAAAAGGGCAGCCCACTCAACGAGGACAACCGTATCGTTCTCGCTGTGTGGGACTGTTCTTGGAAAGAGGAGACGTACCAGTTCGGCGGCGAGTATGACTTGGACGCTTTAGTAGCGGACTGCAACGAGGCTGACTTCATTGTCGCTCACAACGCTAAGTTTGAGTTACAGTGGTTGGCACGATGTGGTCTCGAATTAGAGAATGTTCTGGTCTTCGACACGATGGTAGCGGAGTACGTACTCGGCGGCAATCGCTGGCAGTTCCACGCGCTTAGCCTTGAGGCGTGTGGTCAGCGCAGGCTCAACGAGGGCAAGGTCGGTATCATCAGTAAAATGTACAAAGCTAACTTGTGCAGCACAGAGATACCGGAGTCGTGGCTACTTCACTATTGCAGGCAGGACGTTCATCTTACGCATCGCCTGTTTAAGGCGCAGCTAGAGGCCATCAAGGAGGAGGATTTGTGGAACGTAGTGTGGACCCGGATGCTTACTATTCCGATCCTAGCTGACATAGAGACCAATGGCATGGTACTTGATCCGCACTTAGTACGTACTAGGTTTGCTGCAGTACAGACAGAGGCGCTTAACTTAGAGCGTGACCTTAATCGTATCACGGGAGGTATAAATGTTAACAGTACCAAGCAGTTAGCTGAGTTCTTGTACGACACTATGGGATTCAACGAGGTACGTAAACGTGTTGGACGGGACTGGATTCCAGACCGAACGGCGAAGGGTAAACCAAAGACAGATGCAGCTACCATTGCACAGCTCAAGGCTACGACCGCAGAGCAGCGTGAGTTCCTTGAGAAGTTCAAGCGGAGCAAGGAGCTATACAATGAACTTACTAAGTATCTTACCAAGTTTGACGCTTGCTGCGACGAGTCCGGAGGACTTCTCAAAGCACAGTTCAACCAGACTAATACTAAGACACATCGACTCTCATCTACCGGACTGGAGTATACCGCTCAGTTCCAGAACTTTCCTCGGGCGTATAAGCCGATGTTTATGGCGCGTCGTGACGGCTGGCTCGTCGGCGAGGGAGACGGGTCACAGTTGGAGTTCAGGGTCGCTGCGCATCTCGGAAGGGACAAGGTGGCAATTCAGGATATCGTTGAGGGAATCGACGTCCACTCTGCTACTGCTGATATCATTGGGGTATCCAGACAAGAAGCAAAGGCACACACATTTAAGCCTCTCTATGGAGGTCGAAGCGGAACACCTGATGAGGTCGCATATTATGAGTATTTTCAAGAGCGGTATGCGGGAATTACATCTACTCAGCAGGATTGGATTGAACGGGTCTTACAGGACAAATGTCTACGCACGGAATGGGGGCTTACCTACTATTGGCCCAACACTAGAGCGGAATATAACGGTCGCGGAAAACGTTACGTTACCAACACAACGTCCATCTGCAACTATCCTGTACAAGCGTTCGCCACCGCAGAGATTATCCCTATCGCGCTCGTCTACGCATGGCACCGCCTCAAGCGTAGCGACTTGGAGATGTTCCTAGTCAACACAGTGCACGACAGCATCATCGCAGAACTGCCCGAGTCGGAGGTCGAGGCGTTCCATGAGCTGTGCCAGCAGTGCTTTATAACTGATGTGTATGACTATATGCAGAAAGTTTATAAGATAGGACTAGTCGTACCCCTCGGGTGCGGCGTTGCAACAGACAGCCATTGGGGGAGCAAGGACGAGACTAGCTATTCAGCCCCAGAGGAGCTATGGAAACCAGCATACGACGCAGCGTTTGAGACTGCGTAACGTATAATATATATGTAGGATAATAAAATAGGAGTTCGTTATATGCAAAACTACACAGGTGTAGTATCTGAGAAGAGCTACAAGGATTTTACTGATCGCAAGACAGGCGCAGACATTGTGCTCAAGTCTTTCCGTGTCGATGGTAATGGCAAGTGGTTCCGTACTGGTACAGAAGATCTGCCACACCCAGAGGGCACGCCTATCCGCTTCTCTGCTAACCCGCAGAACGGGCAGGTAGACCTCAAGACTGTCACGGTAGTTGACCAGCAGGATGTTCAAGCAGCCCCAAAGCCCCCAGCCCGTCAAGGTGGTGGCGGTGGCTACCAGAAGAAAGGCGGTGAGAATTGGGAGGCACGGCAGAAGTACTGGGAAAACAAAGAAGAGCGCGACATTGAGGTCGTAGAGCCTCGCATTACATTCTCTGCTGCACAGCGTGACGCAATCACAGTAATCACTTCTGCGCTTGCTAACGACTGCCTGAGCTTTGGCAACAGTGCGAAAGGCAAGCGGCTAGATATGCTGCTTGGCTACATCGACCAAGTTGCGCATCAGTTCTACGAGCAGCGTTTTAATGGCACGTTCAAAGATGCGGGAGCTACTACTCTGTCCAACGCAGCAGGGTCGAGCGAAGATTACGATGAGTAATTACTTGCATGAGAATGAGCGTTACTACGTCGAGGTTGTGGAGAGAGACTTCTACAGCAGCCAGAACGACTATGAAGTAGGCTACGGTCTGTTCAATAAGGCGACGGGGGTGATGGAGTACATCACCGCCTCGCTGCCCGAGGCTATCTTTAACGCCGAGCAGTTCGACGTGACTCTGGAGAATAGGACATGGGAGTGGATTCGCTCACGCGGAGGTGCGCTGCCGATGGACTTTGACGAGACACAGGTTAACTGATGCACGTACACATAGACGGAGACATACTAGTCTATCGCGCTGGCTTTGCGGCTGAGCAGATGTATTACTTGCTCACCCACGAGGATGCCCAGTTCGATGAGGTTATACAAGTACAGTTCCCTTACAAGAAGGAAGCCCTTGCATACGTCGAGGAGAAGAATCTAAAAGAGGGGGAGTACTCGCTGGAGAAGAAGTCGGATGCTGAACCAGTAGAGAACGCTTTGTATAACCTCCGGTCTATGATTACCAAATGTATGGAAGACCTAGCCGTAAGCCAGAACGAGATCACAGTCTACCTGACAGGGCCGACTAACTTTCGTGATGGCATCGCTACAGTAAAACCCTACAAAGGTAACAGAGACGCGGCGCACAAGCCCGTCCACGCTCAAGCTATCAAAGACCACATCTGCGAGCTGTATCCCTCGAACATTAGTGAGGACGAGGAGGCGGACGACGTTATCTCGTATAGCCACTATGCCATGTACCTTAATGGCGAGGACACAGTGATATGCAGCCTTGACAAAGACCTAGACATGGTGCCGGGAATGCACTACAACTTCGTCAAGGAAGAGTCATATATGGTAGACGACGAGCAGGCAATGTACTACTTTTATAGGCAGCTACTCACCGGCGATGCTGTAGACAACATCCCGGGATTGCATCGTGTGGGTAACAAGACTGCCGATAAGATGTTAGCCGATTGCCATATGGACGAGCGCGCTATGTTAGACTTAGTACGTACTAAGTATAAAGAAGAGTACGGAGACAAGGCCGAGGATATGCTACTCGAAGTCGGTCGCCTACTCTGGATGAGGAGGAAACCAAATGAACTTTGGACACCCCCTGCTTGACAGCCTCGGAGTATCAGTCGCAGTGTTCGTGGTATATTTCTGCTATGTGTTCCTTCGGTCCATGCAGCAGCAGAACGTTATCCACGCTAACTGGATATTGATTGCTCCCATCTCTATGCTAATGGCGTTCGGTGATGCGTTTATCATCAGTGCTGTAGCCACGCACGGCGTAGACCTGTGGTGGGCGATGGGCATAGGAGGCTTCACAGGTTGTTGGGCCAGCATGTGGTTACACAGGAATTATTTAAGGAGAGACACAAATGAGACTGTATCTTAATAGGGCAAACAAATACCAGCTCACGCAAATCATTGATTCGCAAGAGTTCTTTGCCCGAGAATTTGAGGTAGACGAGCCTCTGGGCGCAGCACTGTTGCGCTTTCAAGCGGAAGTGATTGCGGTAGAGCGCTGGCTTGCCGCGCAATACCAAGCAGCTAGTCGTAGAGACTACGACATTGACGCTGTAATGCCAGATGAGATTAGGAGTATCGTATGTCGAAGCGGCGCAAAACAAGAGCCAAAGCAAGAGCAGCAGGCTACCGTAGCAAGTTCGAGCAAGACGTCTTCGAGCGGGCGAAAGAAGAAGGCATCGAAGTCGAGTACGAGCCGAAAGAAGAAATCATCGAGTACTTCAAAAAGCCAAGCAAGTACCTCCCAGACGGACGACTCCCCAACGGAGTCCTCGTCGAGTGCAAAGGACGCTTCACAGTCTTCGACCGAGTGAAGCACCTTTTAATCAAGGAGCAACACCCAGAGAAGGACATACGATTCGTGTTCCAGTACAACAACACTTTGAGTAAAAAGTCCAAGACTACCTACACAGAGTGGTGCGACAAGCACGGCTTCATGTGGGCAATAGGAGATATACCCCATGAGTGGCTTTGACTATAACGTAGGAGATGTAAACAGTGACGAAAGAGGAAGCGGAGCACGTGCTAATGCAGGTAAACCAGAACTCCACCTCGTTCCCTTGCCTTTGCTCGAAGGGACTGCCCGAGTGTTCATGTATGGACGGGGTAAATACGCAGAGTGGAACTGGGCAAAAGGAATGGCGTGGAGCATACCGTACGACTGCGCCCTGCGGCATCTCGGAGGATGGTTTTATGGTGAAGAGTTGGACAGCGAAAGCGGGCTACATCATCTTGACCATGCTATTTGTAATCTACTTATGCTCAGACATTTCATAACTTACTACCCAGAAGGGGACGACAGACCGGAGTACTTCAATAATGAACGATAACGTAAACGAGTCAGTAAGCAAAACTATCCAGAACCTCATTGAGATTGTTAAGCAGTCTACGTTACAGGTGAACGGGGAGGCTGTCCCGGTCGTAGCACAGGTTCTTACAGACGCACAGAACTATGTGTGGCGACTGCAGAACGAAGAGCTTATTATCAAGGAGGGCGGCGGTGATACTGATAGACTTGACAACGACGGAGTATAACTTTATCTCTGAGTATCTCGACGAGATTGACGAGTTAATTGAGGAGGACGACGGCACATTCTTTCCGCTACCGTTTCTTACAACGCATAGCCAAGTAAAGAAGATGCTTCGTGGAACTAATTATGAAGATTCTTGAACTAGATATTGAGACAGCGCCTCATAAGGTATATGCGTGGGGTCTGTTCAAAGAGACTATCAACATCGACCGTGTGATTGAGTCAGGCTACACGATGTGCTTCGCCGCCAAGTGGCAACACGAGGACGAGGTAGTATTCGAGAGCTTGTACGAGAACGACATGGTAGGGATGCTGACCACAGCGTGGGAGTTACTGAACGAGGCTGACGTCGTAGTACATTACAACGGCAAGCGGTTTGATATACCCACTCTGAACAGGGACTTTGTAAAGCACGGACTCGTGCCGCCAGAGAACTACCACCAGATTGACCTGTACCAAGTGGTGCGTCGGAACTTCCGGTTTGCCTCAAACAAGATGGACTTCGTGTGCGACCAGCTCGGTCTGCAGACTAAGGTGCAGCACAAAGGAATGGAGTTGTGGCGAGACTGTATGCAGGGTGTCGAACTAGACTGGGGCGCTACCGTGCCCGAGCACATCGACGCCTCATGGAAGCAGATGAAAGACTACAACGTTGGAGACATTGAGATGCTCAACGCATTGTACAGCCATCTACTTCCGTGGATTAAGCACCCTAACAGAGCGCTGTATATGGAAACCGAGGAAGAGGTTTGTCCTAACTGCGGCAGCCACAACATTGTTAAAAAGGGCATCGAACGTCCTGCACGTGTGCACGCATACCAGCGTTACAAGTGCAACGACTGTGGTGCTAACTCAAGAGGCAGGCTGGCTTTGAAAGATGTGCCTAAACCTGCTATAGTATGACCCTGACGCCACTAACAATAGCGACGTTGTGTTACGTATGGGCAGGCGTTGGCCTGCTCCTGCGCGACCAGCCGGCGCTGGGCCTAGCGTACCTTGCGTACGCCGTGGCTAACGTGGGACTCATACTCATTGCAATAGGAGCGAGCAAATGATTATTGATGCTATACTAGCATGGCTAGTGTTTGGAATAATAGTCGCGGGAGTTATACCCGCGTATTACCGATGGATTCATCAAAGTTTTCGCGATAAACGTAAGCGATTCTGTGTCGAGCTGCCCAGCGGGGAGCACTCAGTAATAGGCAGGCGAGACCTGCACTTGCTGCAGAGGCACATGAATGTTAAGGTACTAGGGGAGAGTGACTGATGCAGGCTATAGCATCGGAGAAGGAGCGGCAGGTTGTCATGAACAGCGACGCTAAGATACTGGACAATTCTACCCAAGAGGGCGGGTTCATGGTGTTCCCTGCCCATCTAATGCCCGATGGTGAGGAGTTTCGTGGACAGCTACCGGAGTCGGGGCTGGACAAAGATGTCCTTGCTAGTTGGGTCGCTAACGTAAGAGGACAATACAATGCGCGGGAAAAACGCAAGGACGCTGAGGCGAGTGAGCGCGGAGCGGTACTTCGAGATGCTGAGGAATCAGGAGCTACCCTTACCGACGAACGAGGCAGACGCATTAGCTCAGAAGAGAAAGTTGTACCGCCTTCTAAAGAAGCGCTGGACACGTACCTCAAATCCCAAATCTCTGACATTGACGGAAGCCTAAGCTACTTAGGTGAGCAGCATACAGAGCTTGCTAACGAGCTAGGCAAGATTGCCCGAGAAATATCCAAGCTGCATAAAGAGCAGGACATTCTGCTTGACATGCTGCAGCATTACGAGGAGGTTACTGATGATACATCCGATGTTTGCCGAGAGACTGGCGAAGAGAATCATTGACACTAAACGCAAAAAAGGCAAGGCCGCGTGTGTTCAGTTCTGTTCTGAATACACGGACAACTTGCCCGAAGAAGATAAGAAGATAATCCTATCTTATATCACATTCTGGAAGGGTCAGACCTTTACCGTCTAATAGTCATTACCTGTATGTCGCCGCCTGTATAGCAGTCATGCTTAATGGCGGCTGCTACTGCCTCTTCCGCTGTTGCTCCCATAGCCATAGCGCCTAGAGCGACCTTGCCTCCTGAGCCAGTCGCGAAATATTCTGTCTTGTGGGGAATGAAAGTAAAGAGCCTGTTACATGACCAGAGAGTTCCGTCAGGCCTCAGTACTATAGCCTCGAAATCTTCTTCTAGGTCTAGGTTAGTGAGGTCTGGCTTCTCGTCCCTGTCCCCATCCCTGTACCATTCAAGGAACAGCTCCCCTGCATAGCTGCCACCCGCTAGCCCGACAATGTGTCCGGCTACGTCTTCGGCATCCCACGGCATCCTGTAAAGTTTTACACAAGGCGTGAAGGAGCCGTCCTCCCACGTCTCCTGCGTATCAGCAGCAATTACACCATCACGTATGGCGATGGTTGTCACAGCCTACGCCACACAGATACGCCTACAGCAGCAAAGACTACGACCCGTAGCACTTCACCAAAGTCAATCTGCAGACTCTCCAGTACGAGCAGTGCATTAGTCACGCCCGTTAGTAATTCTGTGCGCTCGAACGCAGCTAAGATGCCGCCTAGTACAATCAAGTTAAGGATGGATACGATGGATACAGTGACGTACTCGTCTTTCCACGTCTCCCCCAAGCCCTTAATACGTAAGGCTTCTGCCTCTTGCTCGTTTAGCACGACCTGCTGCTCACCCTGATGCTTGGCCTGCTGTAGCTTGGCCCTCGCAGCTTCCTGCGCTATCTTACGTTCTTGCTTAGTACGTACTAAGTCAGTGAGCGGCTGTACGAGACCTTGTATAATCTCTTTTACTAGCATTACTTAACTCCTTCATGTTCCATACTGTAGTGGTTTCCGTCATTGAATCTACCGCCCCAACTGTTCTCAGGGTGCAGGGATTCCCAGTACTCCCCTAAAGGTCTGTGGTCTTCCGTCTCGGTGAGGTACTCCCCATCCCAGAACAGGTTGAAGTCCACCGCGAGTCGCTGTGTGTGTAGAGAGTTGGCGATTCCCGTCCCGTTCGCAGCGTTGCGCGCTGCTTCCTCGGGCGTTCTATACGTCTGACCAAAGGTAAGCTCGTAGCCATTCTCGTACGCATACTGGATTAACCTCGACACGTTGTAGGTGAATATGGACTGCTTGGTTCGCAGGCTCATTACGGCGCTCGCATCCTGTCTATGACTTTCTCTTTCATGCGGTCGGTGCTAGGAATATTGCTATCTTGTCTCGGGTCTTCCGCGTAGGTAATACCGTTCATCTCAAGGATACCCTCGATGCCCAGCCTAGCTGCGAGTGAGCGGAACACAAATGAGCGCGGCGGAATCTTCTCCAGCTTCACGAACTGCTCCAGCATCTTAGGGTCGGACATAATCTCAATGGCTTTACGTGCGCCCACGCTACGGGAGTAGCGGTTGTACGCAGTAAGGAAACGTTGCTTACGGGACAGCGGGCCGAAGATTGCACGGAACGCCTGCAGCGGGATACTCTGTACCACGTCACCGGAGGGTCTTACCGTACGGGAGGCCTCGTCAATGTCCAGAACACGCGCTACCTTTTTCAGATTCTCGACGTACTTTGCGCCCATAACAGCCCCTATCTTAGCCTCGTTCTTACCGATGAGAGTACGGATAGCGTTGCCACCACTCTTGAGTGCAGGCCCAGACGTAAGCTGATTAGTCATCCACTGCGCTGTCTCTGCGCGGAACTGCGCGGCCAGTGCAGGGTCTATCTCGTTGATTCGGTTATAGAAGTTACGGGTTTGCTGGGCTGTGAGGTTATCTCCTTGAAAGATACCCTTGACAAAGCTGTCAGGTGCGAGCCTGCCCTTAGCATCCTTAATAAACTGGTCGCCAAAAGTTTCGATGTACAGGTTCTGCACAGCCTCGGCCTTCTTGGCTGAGCGCTGTACCGCAGCTTGCATGGTCTCCGCGTTGCTTATACGTGCCCAGTCGTCAGGCCCAAAGATGAGGTCAGCTTGGTCGCTAAACTGGTTCCTGAACTCAGTCATGCCCGTAGTGGAGAACTTACCACCGGGGTATACCTTGTTGTTGAACAGGGTCTGCATCTCTTTAGCGAACGCAGCTTTCACGGCAGGGTCGTTCTTGGTGATATCCAAGACCTGCTGCAGGGACTCACGACTGCCGAGCATCTTCGTAATCGCCTCACGCGGGGCGTTATCAAACTGGTACTCCTGCAGCCGCATGTTGCCGTTAGCGTCCTCTACCATTCTCGGTCGAGTAGCTGTCATATCTCGGATGGTGTCTGCCTGAGCCACCTGCTTCTGCCAGATGGTGGCGTCCCGAGCGATGGAGTAGGCGTCTACAATCTTAGCCTTTTCTGCTGCGGTAAGGACTACCTCTTTACCATCGGGGCCGATACGCACGAAGTCCATCTGCGCAATCTGCGCATCAATGGCATCGTTAATCTTCTGTATCTGCTCAGTGGCGTAGCCGTCGAAGTTGCTAGGACGGGCGTTCTTCATAGCCCTAAGCTCTTTCTTGAGCTGAGATTGCAGCCTTGTGAGCTGGTCGAAGGTAACGTTCGGACCGTTCATAGCCTGTAGGTCTTCCACCAACTTGGCTGATTTAGTGCCAAGCTTGTTAGACAGGGCTTCTCTGCCCTCCTTAGACACGTCTTGTAGAGCAGCGCGGACGGGACTCGGGGCCATACCCTGCCCGTCAGGCAGGTAGCGGAAGGTGTTACGTACTTGCACAGCGGATTTGCCGCTAGGCAGCACACCTGTCAGTTGACGGAGGTTCTGCCACGTAAGCTGGACAGCCTCGTTCGCACGGGCTACCCCGTCCATCGTGGCGGTCTCAATCAGTCCGAAGTTACTGGGCTGTATCTCCCTCTCCATAATGGAGATGAACTCTTCCTGTGCATCAGCAGCCAACTGAGCGTCGTCTAGCGCACGATTGAGGCTGGTGCCGTCTAGGTCTGTCTCGTTGATTATCTCACGAGCACGGAGCATACGCTCGTCTGATGGGACGTCTGGGTTGGGGGCGTAGACCCCCTGCTCTTTGGCAAGCTGGGCCAGCACAGCGGGGTCGTCCACGTCTGTGATAGCTTGGTTGACCACGGACTCGTAGCCGCTCCGAATCTGGAGCTGCTGGTTAAGGTCGCCTGCGAGCTGCACTTCCTTGTCTGCGGGAGTGCCGCGCCTCATCTTATTTTGTAGCCATATGCCTATCTGTGTGCCGCTAAAGCTGTCGGACTTGAGGCCCGCTGCGGACATGACCGCTTCGGGTGTGAACTCAAGGTCACGCCCAGCGACTATGCCTAGCTCCTCAATCTCCCTGAGGATGCGCTCATGCTCTTCACGAATCTTCGGGATATCTTTCGGGTCAATGACACCGGCTTTATTACGTACTCGGCGTATAGCCTCCATCACACCGCCGAGTCCTAGCTCACCGCCGCCCGCTAGCAGGCCTTGTATGAGCCACTCGTTGTTCTTCGAGCCTTCGTCTATTTGCTCGTCAGTCATACCGTAGAACTCTTTGAGTATCTTCTTACGGACGGGGACTGACAGGCTGTTAATGAGGCCGCTGTATGCAGATGATGTAGCCAATGCGCGACCTCCGCTAATAGCGGGGTTGCGTGTGGCGAACGCACCAGCAGCAATCTCGGCTGCCATTACGGGGGCGTTAGGGGCGAACTCCACCATATCCCCGAGGTCGAAGCCTACGGGGTCTACGAGAGTAGCGCGGATGCCGCCTACGTTGTTAGGGTCTTCTCCGTATCTCTCTACGTCGTCGCCCGTAATGGGGCGCATGACGGTGAGGCGGCCTGTGTTAGGCTCGTAGTATACGGGGTTGATGTTCTCTGGAACCTCTTTGCCGTTGGCACGGAAGTTCTCACGCGCTAGCTCCTGCGCAAGCTGGAACTTGAAGAAGCCGTCTTGGAACTCAGCAAGGCCAAGTGCCCAACGGTCGCCCAAGTCCGCGCCTGAGCGGACGTCAATGCCGTCTTCCCATGCTTGTCGGTTTAATCGGGAGGGGTCGTTAGATGGAGTAGGGATAGTAGGTGCTGGCCCCATAGGACCGGCAGGTCCGATAGGCTGACGCTCTGGTACAGGCGGCGGCTCGCCCAGAGGCGTAGTAACCAGCCCGCCGAAGAACTCCTCAATCTGCGCGTCGTTCTCTGCCTTGACAGCAGCGTTACGGCTAGCAGTTGCAATGTCCTCTTCCAGCTCTGCAATGATGGACTCTGCTTCTTCCTGAGAGCTAGCCTCGAAAGTTACAGAACGACCATTGCTCAGCGTGGTAGTAGCTGACCTCTTCTGCGGTTGCTGTTCCATATTCCGGTAGTAATCCTTAAATTCTTCGGGCTTGTAGCCCTTACTAAAAGCTATTGCAGACTCCTTATTAGGCATCCTAATAGCTTCACCCCTTTCTTGATTGTACTTACGCGCCTCTTGCCCGTCCTCAAAGATACGGTACTTACCATCTTCGAGTACGACATTAGGAAACACGTACCATTCGCCGGTCTCTGGGTCTACCTCCGCTCCCATCTGGTGGGTCATATACTCACCTCGCGAGTTCTGCGGGGGAGTAGGGTACTTGGACGGGTTAAAGATTCTGTCTACAAACTGCTTATCTTTATTATTATCCAGTACAACTTGAGGACTTAGTTCCATATAATCTTAGTACCAGATTTGGTGGTGGTCTCAGTGCCCGGAGGCGGTGCCCCGTTGTACTGCGGGGGCGAGGGCTGGTTAAGCACAGCCGCGTCAGCGGGCTGGTCTTCGGCGAGCTGCTGGGTTACCGCTTGGTCAGGGTTAAGGAAGGCTTCTAGTCTAAGACGTTCCGCGTCTATCTCAGCAACCAGTTCGTCAGAGCGAGCCATGTTAGCCTTTCCGTAAATAACGCCCAGCATAGATTTACCCGAGATGCCGAGGTCGCGGAACGCGTTACGAGAGTCCTCTGTGCCCATGCTCAGTATAGCGTCAACTCGACTGGCAGTGCCTTTAAAGTCCTGCTTCAAGGCGGTGTGACCGCGCAGCATGCGCTTCCGGATAATTTCCATAACGGCTCTGGGGTTACCCGAGGCTGCGCCAATCTCACGAAGAGCATTCCGGAAGTCGGTGTCAGAGAGCTGTCTTGCCCCCGGTTCGTTAGCACGCGCCACCGCGTAGGCCAATTGCACAATGTTTGCCTGATATTTGGCCGCGTCGATTCCTCGGCGCTCCAGTTCGGGAGGGAGTTTGATGTTCTCTAAAGCATCCGCCTCGTACTTCTCAGCAAACTCCATTAGAGTTTCGCGGCTAGTACGTTTACCATTAAGGTCTTTATCTGCCCCGTCAATGACCACATTGAAGTCGTCCACGACTGAACCAATGAACTGCGTCATATTATCAGCAAAGGTTACAAGCTTGCCTTGTCCGTCAAGGATAACGCTGGCGTCTGTGCCGCGAGCGTACTGCTCGTTCATAAGTTTGAGGACGTCTAGGGTAATCTCGCCCTGTTTATTGTACGCAGCGACTAGGGGAGCCATCTCCTTCTTATCCATCTTAAGGAGCTGCATAATTTTGCTCTGTATGTCAAGGGACGGATCGTCTTTAAGAGTATCAGCCAAGCTAATCGGCTTGCCGTTCTTGTCTTTAGGCAGATTGTCGACCATAGTATCGTAATCGTCGATGTGCAGGTAGTCGCCCTGATACACTTCGTCCTGTCCTATGATACGGAGGTTACCGTTCTCGTCCACGCGGGCCTGTACGCTGTTACTCTGCAGAGCGTCCAGCCCTGTCGGGTACGCGCCTGTAGGTCCGGGCAGGAAGTACGTTCCGTACTCCTCGGACTTCTTACGGCGTTCCTCATCCGCATCGTGGCGAATCTCTTGAAGCGTCCTTTTCCGGTCTGCGTCGCGGCCCTTAGTCTGCTCCCTCTTGTCCGCAATCTCCGCCTCAGTGCCCTCTATATCGAGGCCCGCCTGCTCTATCTCTAGCTTCGCAAGCTTAGCTGCTCTTTTTTCTTGGGCGAGTTCAAGAGCAATCTGACCCCCCATAGCGTAGTCGCCCTGCTGATAAGCAGCGCGAGCTAGCTCTTCTCTGTACTTCCAGTTCTTTTCCTCAATAGGCAGGTTAGCATATGCTGAGTCCGCCTCGAACTCCGCCATGTTCTGGTCTGCTGTAGTCTTAATGGCAACTTTCCGCTGCTCGTCTTCGGATAACTCGGGGTTGCCAAATACGGCTTTACCCAGTAGTGCGCCAAGCGCAGCCGCTCCCTTGTTGGTAGTGGCGTTCTGCGTGGCGTTAGCGACCATCGCTCGACCTTTGCGTGCACGAAGCTCTTCTTCGCTATATGGCGTTAGCCCATAGCTTTCAAGGAACCCTGCGTCTACTCTAGTTGGTTGCGTCATGTAAAGTTACCCTTTGAAGAATCCTTCAAGTTTATCGAACGCGCCATTGTCGCTTGCAAAGCCAGCAAAGCTGTTACTAAGGTCGCCAATAGCCCCCCAGCCTGCAGTATTGCCACTGTTGGCTAGAAACTCAGCTTGGTTAGCACCTGCCATCGCCTGCCCACTAGAGAAAGCATTAGACGCCTGTAGTGTAGCACGGCGCTCGCCCTCAATAGCCGCAAGAAGTCCCTGCAGCCCGCCCATAGTATTGATATCGGCGTTCTGCACATTCTGCCCAAAGTTAAAGAGCCGCTCGTTCAGAGCGATTCGGCGGTTAGCGTTGTTAATCCGCGCCTCGTCAGCATTATACATAGACCTCATAAGGCCGCCGGTTTGGTCATAGATAGAACTGCCGAACCTATCTACGTTTTGTGCTAAGTTAGAATAGCGGCTTGTATTGGCTCCGAAGCCAGAGATTAAGCCCTGTAGGCTTTGTCCTGTCAGAGCTTGTCCAATCCTCATGTCGTTGGCGCGCTGTTGGTCAGCAAAGTTACCGGCAGCAATCTGACGATCTACGTCTGCCTGTGCCTGTCCTCGGGCAAAGCCCTCGGCTAATATACCAGAGCTAGTACTGTTATTTAGCAGACCAAATTTATATAGGTTATTCTGGAAATCAGCAGCGGCGCGCTGTTCCTGCGGCGCGGCCTGCTGTCTAAGAAGGTCAAGACGCTGGTCTGCAAGTTGACTATAGTCTTGGCTAAGTAGCTGCCCGCCACGCTGGAATAGCATATTGGACTGCAGTTCGCCGGGGGACATGCCTCTTAGAGCCTGTCTGGATGCGCGAGCTGCGTCGCCTTGCATGATCCGGTTAAGCACATTATTCGATAGCACAGCGTTCTCAAGCCCTGCTAAGCCCCGCTCTCCCCTGCCATAGCCGAGTTCTGCGGATTGTCCAATAAGGCCGCCCATGCCAGCTATAGAGGCCTCTCGATTGCGATTAAGCGCTAACGCGGCTGGGCCGCTCATACGGCTCATACTAAGCCGGTCTCCTAGCTGCTGCTCAATCCCAGATAGAAAGCTATTTCCGCCCTGCAAATTAGCATTCCAGACGCCTGTCTCGGGGTCTTGGTAGACATTTACGTTGCCGGTAGAAAGGCCTCCTATTTTAAAAGGCTTATACGCGGCTGCATCGGCTGCCCGTTTGGCCGCCTTCTCTTGGGCCTTGCCTTGTTTGTAGCTGCTGTAAGCGCTGACGCCCACTGCACCTGCTGCTAATGCTGTTGCTGCTGCCATTACAGCTCCTTAGTGAATACTGTCTCGTTTAATGTGTAGTCTAGTTTCTTATATACGGCATCTGGACGTTCGGGATTAATATCATCCATGTGCACCATATTCAAGTACTTCAAGCCTAGCTGTCTGCCGACGTTTTCAGCCTGACGTATAAGTCTTATGCCTGCCCCGCCCTTGCGGTAATCAGGATGCACATAGTATGCAATCTCTGCAGCAGACTTATATTCTGCATTGAACAAGAACGGGGTCACGATTGCCATTAAAAAGCCAACTATCTTGCCGTCGGCTACGGCTATCTGAGCAATGCCGTCATTGTCAATAATAAATGAGAACAGATGGGCTACATCCTCCGGGCTGTACTCAATGCCATCTGCGTAGTACTTGGTCTGTAACCAAAACCCTTCGCCTAGCTCTACCATCTCCGGTACGTCGTCTAGGTGTGCGCGCCTTACCTTAGTTCCCATATTCTTTCTCCTTTAAATCAAAGAACGCTGTGAGCACGATACGTCCGTCTGTAGCGTCGTTGCCGTAGCCACCTATAGGCTCGGCTCGGTGCATAATCTCCGAAGAGAATATACATGCCCTGTTAGGCTTGGCCTTTGTCATGGCCCACACTTCCCACTTCGACGGCATCTTGGTGTCTCTCTCCCAGATAGCGAACTCCTCGGGAGTCTCTGGGTCTGCCATCATGCCTGTCTCTTTGTGCCGTACAAAGGACGTTCCGCCCCTGTCTACCAGATACAACATGAGAGACCACTCCCCCATACTGCTATCGGTATGTGCGTAATGCGGAGGCTCCGGAGTGTTGGCTGTCGTCATACGCAAGAACATGTGGTTAATGCGGACGGGGCCGAACCTGTCGTTCAGCTTCTCCTCTACCTCCAACGCTACCTGCTCGGGAACGTGCGTGCAGATATCAGGGTATACTTTTCCATCTGCTACTGCGTTGGCGTATGCTCCTGTGTCTGCATACTCTCGTAACGCTTCGTACGTACTAAGGAAATCGTCGAATATCAACCTCATTAGTACTTGCCCCAATGGTCCGCGTAGTTGACAAGTATCTCCTCGCCCGACTGGATGGGGCGAGTAGCCACTGCCAGCACAAGGTCGTACTCGTCTACCAGCTTGGCGTTGTTGTCAGCAGAGTGGTTCGTGTACCGGCCTATCAAGCCTCGGTACTTGTCCTTACCCTTGCTCATAGCGAGGCCAATAAGGCAGCTATTTGGAATGTCTATCTTGGCAAATACTCCTAGACCGTGCACATCTGACGCCCTTACCTCGTAAGTCTCGGACTCAGTGTGAACTACCGGCCCTGCGATAGCCTCCATAAATTTAGAGTCTGCTAGAGAGTCGTTAAAGCGCTCGGCCTCTTTTGCAGATATTCCTATCTCGTCTAAGAACCTACTCCAATCTTCCCTTTCTTTCATTTTTACGCTCCCTCCTTGCATGAAGCGCTTTCTCCACGTGCCACCACGCTGCCGTCGCACCTGCTACAATAGCCACTACAGTGGCAAATAGCTGCAGGACTTCATTCATGTCGTGTACCCATGTAATTCCGGCTGTAGTTATGCTGGTAGCTGCCGCAACATCTGCGGGCAGGCTTTCAAGACCTCGCTGCATCCTATAGTTCCTTTCTAGAGTACTAAGCATCGGCCCAGTAACTGAAGTTCAGTCCGTAGAAACGATAGGTGCCGGTGGTTTTCCAGTCGTTATCGTTATAGAATGTAATCCGAAGGTCGGGGCCGGAGCCTCCGTAGTTAAGGTATGCTCCGCTGTCATTAATAAGCTCGGACTCGTCGGCGTCTGTGCCCAGTACCTTTACGAACCGATACAGATTTACAGGAATGTTTTCATCGTCAGTCGGACGAGGAATCTCTGCCGTATCAAGCTCAATAATAAAAGTGCCTTGATCTGAGCTAGTTGGACTGAACTCAAAGTAGCGGTTATTGGTAGTGCTCCCGTTATGAGCTACCTGCACCAACTTACCTGCGGTGCCGTAGTCCCACACGCAGTACCGCAGCTCGGCTGCTGCTGGGCTAGTCCACGTCATGTCAGAGTCTAGTGTTAGAGTCAGGTCTCCCGTAGTTCTACTAATAGTAGAAGATGACACTAGATCATCAATAAGGGCTTTGGCTGTAATTCCGAAAGTGGCATCGTAGAACGGTAAGTAATCTGCCGAACTATCAGGGGTCGCTATGGGCAGGTCATCGACGTTGAGTATGAGCTTGCCAAATGCAAAGCCAAGTCCGCCGTTACTAGAGGCAAGATCAACGGAAAGAGTAGGGTCAGACGATAAGTCTGCGCCGCCAGTCAGGCCGTCACCTGTAAGAACTTGACGAGTGTCGACCACTACACCGTTGCCTAGAATAGTAGGAGCGGTGTTAAAGTTCACTACACCCGTTGAATTAGTCAAAGTAAGTGCTGTGGTATAGGTCTCCGCGCCTGCTGAGCCTGTGGCCGTCATAAGGCGTAGACTTGCTAAGCTAGCACCGACCTCCCATCGAAATCGTTCAGCGTCACTAGAGTTCCCGTCTGTGATGGCGTTTACTACTTGATTACCCGTACGGCTCTGGTTAATCCTAACTGCGTTAAGGCGCGCACTTAAAGTGGTTTGCCCTGTTACACTCAGAGTGCCTCCGATAGAACCTGTCCCAGTTACGTCAAGGTTACCACCAACGTCGGCATTGCCAGTGAAGTCAGCATTGCCTGATACTCCAATATCATTACCTATAGTAGCGTCGGCCGTAGTAGTTATACTAGTTGCCGACAGGTCTAGCGTTACACTTGGCCCTTCGAGCGCCTCTTTAAGGTTCTCGGGAGTAATAAGTGTAATGGCGCTGGTCAGCGCCTGTGCCGTTGCCGTGTCGGCAATGTCGCCCGAGTCATACTTAGTAGCAGTGACTGTGGCTAGCTCTGCAAACTCAGCATCCAGTTCTGTGCCAAGAATTTTCTTCTGCGCATCGCCCGGAGTCAAAGAGTCTTTTGGTCCGTAGAATGTATTCTGTGTGTAATCTGACATTACTTATATCGTCCTAGTTTAGCGAATATATCGAGCTGTTGAATGGACACTGGAGCACCGTTAATGGCCGTGGAGAGGGCCAGTTTAATAAACTCGCCGGTGCCTCTACCTGCCACTTTGCCTTGCCGCAGTTGAGCGCCTCCGCCGTACTCGGCCTCACCCCATTCGCCCTCGCCATACTCAGATACGCCGATAGCACCAATGAAGTTAATAGTCTGCGAAAGAAAGCTAGTTTCAAAGTCAAATGCCCACTTGAAGTTAATGTTTGCCGTAGCTTCGAGGAACAGTAGCCCCTCAATGCGCTTAGGTATAATTAGATAACCTGAGCCGCCAGTAATATCAATCCAGCCGGACTCGTACTCGAAAGCGTAGGACACGCCCGCGCCGTCGTTGTAGCCTCCAAACTTACCCAGCTCTCCTTCTTGCTCAAACAGAGAGAAGTAAAACTCTTTATCGTCTTGCTTAATAAATCCGGATGTAGGTACTAGGGAATTCCACGTGCCCATACAACGTACTGCGCCGTCTTCTAGCCTAGCCCGGGTATCAAATATAACCGCCTGTCCGAACTCCTGCGACAGCCCTCCTAACTCTTTAGGCAGGGAAAGGAGGAAAAACCTGTCCTTTGGAGAATAGAAGGACCGCGCACGAGTCAAATCGGTGTCGTCTTGTTCCACTAGGTCGCGGATAAAGTCCTGCACCTGCGGGGCTATGTTGTCCAGCGGATTAGATACCTCTTGGATAGCACGGCCTAGACTATGTAAGCCCTGCGACGAGATGAACCAGAGATCTCCTTCTACGTTCTGTACTAGCTCGCGTCCGAGACACCCTATGCCTGACAGCGTGTCTACCACCTGCATCTTGGTGACGTCTACGCCAAGCTCAGTGCCCTCGGGGTCTTGGATGAGGATAATATTTCTCTCTCCGAAGACAACTAATCTGTTGTTAGATACTGCAAGTGCCTTGATAGTATCAGTGTCAGGCCATACGTTTGTTAAATCTATCGTAGCTGCCGTAATAGACGTACCCGTAGTCGTCCAGTCTACGGCATCTAGCAGGCCTGAAACTTTAATTTGCGTATCGTCTGAGTCTGTAACCCACAGTCGGCCCCAAGCTGCTACGGCGACACGCCCGTCGGGGGCGTTGGCGTCTGCTACGTCTGAGAAAGTAGCGTCGGCTGAGTTATACTTGAGTATAGTGCCTCCACTGCCTTGAATGCCAAATATATCATCATTGAAGTTGATGAGCTGCATGTTACGTACGGTAATAGTACCGCCGGTAATATCAGACCACGTATCGCCATCATCTGTACTTTCCCAGAGAGTGGCGGTGCCGTCATCTACTGCTGCTATAAGGCTAGTAGTTCCGTCGTGCTGCGTGTACTCCTGTACCTGCAGTATCTCGTGGGGAATAGCGGAGCTAGTCTGGCTACTAAATCCTTTCCGGGCTGCGACGCGGTTGTTGTCGTCGATGACTGCATTCTGCAGGCTTGTCGCCCACTCGGGTCCGAGCAGAGCAGTTGACTGCTGCTTGTTCAATCCCTTGAATCCCGGCAGCGTTAGAGGAATTACCTGTAGCTGCGCACCTCCGTGGTAGCGTGGAGTCGGCAATTAGTCTCTCCTCCAGTCGAGATTATTAGTGAGCTGCTGTGTGGTGAGCGAGTCACTATGGATAGCTGTTGCTAGAGCGCGCTCGTACTGGCGCTCGGCCATATTCCCCGGCTCGCCTAACTCTTCCCCTCGCTCGTTGAGCGCGAGAAGCAGGGTGCCGAAGGCTAGTAATTGGTCGTCGTAACGGAAGGTCTCAGTCTCCTGAGTGCCGTCTACTTCTTTGGTCTCTTGCTGGTCTGTCCAGAAGCTCTGGATGTAGAAGTCTTGGTGCAGCTCGACACCGGGATCGAAGTATATCGTCCACCCATTAGAGTTCTGCTCGTAGCGGAACCACTCCGGAGCTTCTCTCCGGTAGGCCTCGCCGCCTCCGTAGGTGCGCTCCCTAAGTATCCTCTCGTATACCTCAGGGGCTGCGTAATGCGGGATTTGTTCTAAAGCACTTAGGTCATAGCCTGCATAGCATATAGGCAGGTTGTTCTCATCTACCAGAGGGATAGCCCTGTTACTATTAAGGCCGTTACCAAGAAGGTAGGTAGAGCCTTCAGATAGACCGGCTGCTGAAGTGTAGGTGCCAGCGCCTGTGGCGGGGAAGTAGAGGACGACGTTCGCTCTGTCTACGGACCAGTTGTGTGCTGAACCAACCTCCTCTACCGTCTGGTTAAGGAAGTCCGCTATAAGCTGGGAGTACTCGGTGTCCCCAATAGAAGTGACCGTGTTCTCACGAAGACGGCGTAGTACTCGGTTTACAATCTGTAGTTGTGTCTGGGCGGCCATGTAATACTCTAATAAGAGAGAGGGGCCGAGGCCCCTCAATCAATACCTAATGATTAGGCGGGGACAACAATCGGCAAGCCAGCTTCGGCTCGCAGAACGCCATCACCATACAGAATGTCTGAGGTCATCAGGTCACCCAGATATTCCAGTTTGTACTGCGTCTGAGCACGGGGACGGAGCTGTTCGATGTGAACAAGAGCCTCGTCCTGCAGCATCAGTGCAACACGGTAGTTGGTAGATGCGTCAGCCGCCTGTACCGTAGCACAGTTAGTACTGACATACACATCTACACCGTACAGGTTACCGATGATACCGTTCCGGATGCTATTCGCACCGCCTGCTTCACCAACGAACTGGTGCTCAGTAAAGCGGTCCTGAGAGAGAAGGTTGTTCTTCTCAACCGGGGGAATAACAAGGTAGCGACCGGTCGACGGTACGTCGTTATCATCCAAAGTCTGGATGAAACCACGGATACCAGCGTCGGACAGAGCCGTACCGTTACCAGTATTGGTGTTAGCAGTAGCATCCCACTGAGTCGCTTCGCTCGTACCGATTACGCCACCGTTAAGGGCGGAAGCGGCGAGGTCTTCGGGGTCAGTGTTAGTACCAACACCTGCGGCGTTAAGGAACTGCGCTACTTCGTGCAGGTCCGTATCTACCTGCTTAGCGAGAGCGTAGCCCGCGTCATCGGTATAGAACCGACGCAGACTGTCATCAGCCTGAATCGACACGATATCTTCGATGAGTCGCGAGTATTCCCAGTGCTCGTCAATGGTGTAGGAGCGCTTGCCTTCCTGATTCTGAATCAGGGTGACCTGCGTCTCCGTCGATTTAGCGCTGGCGGAGCCGCGTACCGGACGGGGAACGTGGATAGTGTCGCCCTTCTTACCGTTATGGTTCATAACAGTAACAAGCTGCGGCATCACAAGGTTAGCCTTGTACGATGCTACAATCTCGTCTTCCCACAGCTCGCGAACAAACGCGCTGTTGGAGTACGTACGAGACGCGGCACTAACTGGACCCTGGCCGGTAGTTACGTCTTGATAGACGTGATTTGTACCAAGTGGCATAGTTAGTTACCTCTCAAGGGGGTTAAATGATAGTTAGTCTACAACACGGCCCTCGGCGTAAGCTAGAGTAATGGCTGCTTGGTTTTGAGCCAACCATGCCCTAGAGTCTTCCATGCCCAGTTTCGCACGTCGCTTGTGGTTAACAATGTCAGTACGACTGAACTTCTGCTCAGTATCCTGTGCAATGGATGACCCACTCTCCAGTGTGGCATCTCTAAGAGTTGCTTCCAACTGGGTAGTGTCGCCTTCCTGTTTGTTGCCGTAATACATAGCGAACAAATCGTCCGCTGCATCTAAGTCCCATCCATCCGCGTCTGCTGCAAGGCGCTGCCGGTATTTAGATTCGTTAACCCAAGCACGGAACTGGTCAGAGTTTACATCCTCTTTCCAACCCGGATACTTAGAGGTCAGGTCATCTACTTGCCGAGAGCGTTCTCCTTCGGCCAGACGGTTTTCAAGTTCTTGGATTCGTTTCTCTGCACGTTGCTCTACCACTCGCCCGATTGCGCCATCAGGGTCGTCATAAATATCGTCCACAGTCACAGGTGCAGGAGGCACCTCCGGTTCTTGACGCTGTGATTCCATCGCGATAAGGCTATCGACAGTCTTTCTCAGTTCTCCGAGGTCGTTCCCCTGTCGGCTAAAAGCTTTCTCCAGTTCTGCATGGGATTCAATGGCCTTTCGCGCCACCTCATCCATAGAGTCTGCTCTAAACCTATCGGGAATCTCGAAGCCTTGACGTTGTGCTGCATTAGCACCAGCGTCGCTGATTTCGTCTTCGATAGTATCTTGATTCACGTAGTCTTGATACCTAGCCATATTGTCTACTCCTAATAATGGTACGCCCTTGAGCGTATTGTCCAAAGTAATCTAGGGTGCCGGATGCCGCATTATCCCTAGCGTTCTCCCCGTTCATGCCGTCGTGCCCAGTTATCGTAGGCGTCAGGAAATCCGGGGTCGTGAGGGTCACATCGGCCCGGAATTGCTTTGAGTATTACCTGCTTTGCAGTACCGCCGCATTCTGGACATTCCGATGTTTTCCTATTAGCAATCGACTGGATTGTCTCATGCTCGTGCCCACACTTCGGGCACCTATAATCATATGTTGGCATTGTCTTCATCCGCCGCATCAGCAAGGAGGTTGGCCCTCGTTACGTCTGCTATCTCTTCGAGTCGGATAAGACGGTTATACGCCTGCGCCTGACCCTTAGCAAAGACTACCTGTTCCCAAGTATCCAGTTCTAAGGCGTCGGCCTGTAAGTTATAAATCTCAGATTTTAATTCTTCGAGGATACGCTGCCACCCTTTGGTAGAGAATACCTCGTCAAGCTCTTCAAAGTACTTAGCTGTTGCTTCGTCCATTCTGTCCACTCCTCACTTTCAGTAGTTCGATTCGGTTACGGTCCTCGGCCACCTCAGTCTGCCTGCGAGTGACGCGAGCCTTCTCCGCACCGATAGCTGTGTTGGCTGCCGCAATCTCGACGCGCTCGTCCTCAAGGTCCGTATCCACAATCTCGTGCTGGGTCTTGGCCTTGATGAGGGCGATATTAGCCTCCGTCTCGTCATTCTCCAGCTTAAGCTTGCGGTGCTGTTCTTGAGCCATCGCAAACTGCAGTGCTTCCATCTGCTGTTGCTTCTGCTGCTCTTCCTCAGACGGGGGCTGAGACATTGCTGCAACTGCCTGCTGCAGCTCTTGCTTCTCGCTAGACGTCGTGTTCTGGAAGATAGCCTGTATCAGTACGCTGTGTGCGGGGGACTCCGGTGGCACAAACCCGAGCATCTGTACAAGCTGCTGGGTCTCCACTTCCTTCGCCATGATACCGAGGGTAGCCTTCGGGACAAACTTGTAGTCCCTCGGGTAACGCTGCGGGTCGAACTGCACGTAGCGCCACAGCGCCTTCTGGATGAAGGGCTGAAGTAAATGTTCCTCGACGTTGCGCATTGTCTTCTTGCTGCGCTTCAGGAAGCCAGCCTGCATCTGAGACATGCCACCGCTGGTTTCGTTGCGTCGTGACGTGGCGAGCGGGGTAGCGCTGTCCATAGCGCCGGTGCCCATCTGCACCATCCGTTCTAAGTCGCCCGACTGCTGGAACGTCAAAGCCAAGCCTTGCGGCGAGAATCCGACTGGCTCCAGAATTTCACTGGGCCGGCCTCGCGTCAGAATAGTCTTGCCGGGACGTACGCGCAAATCCGGATTGCGTGGCAATCGCGTAATGTCCGCGCCCATCATAGGGGCCGTGACTAACGCAAGTCCATCGTTCCGTGCGCGGAGTTCCGCATCAAGAGCCTTTTGTGGATTGTAGCCTTTCTCAGACACACCACGACCCCAGAACTCTCCGGGTACGCTATCATGCTGATACGCCACAATCGGGCGGTCTTGCATAAGGAAGGGGTTTTTAATCGCCTTAAGTAGCGTGGTCTCGTTGGCAATCGTGACGATAGCCTCAACCATTCCCTCATCTCCCGCATCCTTAATGAACCGTGCGGGAACCTTACCGTAGTACTCTGTGATGTATACGCCGTTGTCTTGCGACTGGACGGTCCGTCGCCGTCCTGTGCCGGTCGTATCGCTCTGACGTTGGCCTGTCCATGCCTCCACGTTACCGGGGAGGTATAGGCCTTGCTTCTGTTTAGCTTTGATGTTGTGTATGGGTTTCACGAACTCGTGTGCGCAAAACTCCTCTTCACCAAGATATCGAGCCGATGCGTCGATGACGAACTCATCAGGACGTACCGCCTCTAGGGTACACAGAACCTTATTGCGTTCTACAACTTGGCCCTGCACCACACTTCGTACATTCTTCTGTACGACGTTAATCTTACCTATGCCCGTGCCGTAGATGGCTCCGAGCAGGAGAATCTGACTGATGGCATTCTGGACTTTAGCGTCCTCGAAGTCCTCTAG